ATCATCCGGGGGATGACATGAAATACCTGATCGACAAAGCAGCATTCGACGCACTCGAGCCAGCCCTGCAGGCCCTCTACAAGGCCCAGGGCGAAAACTACGTACTGGCGGTTGAGGGATTGCCTCAGTCCGAGGACGTGGAAGGCCTGAAGCGCCAGAACCAGACCCTGCTGGACGAAGCGAAGGAAGCCAAGCGCAAAGCGCGCGAAGCCCAGGATCAGCTGACCCAGAAGGAACTGGACGCAGCCAAGGCCCGGGGCGACTACGAGTCGCTCTACACCAGCAGCGAGCAGGCCTTGGCCGCCGAGCGCCAGAAGCTCGCAGATCTCCAGGCGGGCATCGAGAAGCGCGACCTGTCCGGGGCAGCTTCCAAGGTCGCGGCGCTGATCGCTGACGGCCCGAACGCCGAGATCCTGGCCGAGTTCCTCGAGCGCCGGCTGCGCATTGTCGATGGCCAGGTACGTGTCACCGATGCCAGCGGTAACCTGACGGTATCCACGCTGGAGGATCTCGGGAAAGAGTTTCAGAAAGAGCCGCGCTACGCCTCCCTGGTGCGCGGCTCCCAAGCCAACGGCGGCGGGGCTGCTGGTGGCAAAGGTGGCGGGGCCGCCAAAACCCTCAACGACATGAGCGAGCCAGAGCGTATTGCTCTGCAGCGCGATAACCCATCCGAGTTCCAGCGACTGCTGGACCAGGCAAAACGTAAGGAGTAAGGCCCCATGCCTATCACCACCATTGGTGACATCGTTACCGGCAACATCCCGGTACTCACCTCGTACTTGACCCAGGACCCGGTGGAGAAGACCGCGTTCTTCACCTCGGGCATCCTGACCCCGACCCCGTACGCATCCCAGATCGCCAACGGCCCGTCGAACATCGCCAACATCCCGTTCTGGAAGGCAATCGACGCATCGATTGAGCCCAACTACTCGAACGACGTGTACGCCGACGTTGCCGAGCCGCGAGCGATCAACACTGGCGACATGCTTGCCCGCGTTGCCTACCTCAACGAAGGCTTCGGCCAAGCCGACCTGACCGTCGAGCTCACCAGCCAGAACCCGCTGCAATCCGTGGCGTCCCGCCTCGACAACTTCTGGCAGCGCCAGGCTCAGCGCCGCCTGCTGGCGACCTCGCTGGGCATGTACAACGACAACATCGCAGCAACCGATGCCTACCACACCCAGAACGACATGGTGATCGACGTGTCGGCCGCTGGCGGCTTCGATGCCGGCGCATTCATCGACGCCACCCAGACCATGGGTGATGCGCTGATGGGGCCAACTGGCCAGGTGCTTGGCGTCATGGCCATGCACAGCTTCGTGTATGGCGACATGCGCAAGAAGCAGCTGATCGACTTCATCCGTGACGCCGACAACAACACCCAGATTGCCACTTACCAAGGCTATCAGCTGGTGATCGACGACCAGATGACCGTGATCGGCACCGGCAACGCCCGCAAGTTCATCAACGTGATCTTCGGTCGCGGCGCCATCGGCTACGGCGAGGGCAGCCCGCAGCACCCGGTCGAGTACGAGCGCCAGGCGGCCCGAGGCAATGGCGGCGGTGTCGAGGTGTTGTGGTCCCGCAAAACCTGGCTGCTGCACCCGCTGGGCTACAGCTTCCTGAGCGCCACCATCACCGGCAACGGCACCGAAACCACCCCGCGCTCCGCGTCGTGGTCGGATCTTGCCTTGGCCACCAACTGGAACCGAGTGGTCGAGCGCAAGCACGTGCCAGTCGCCTTCCTGGTCACCGGCGTACCTGCCGCCTAATCCACCCGGGGCGGTTCGCCGCCCCAATCAGGAGATGAACGCATGGCTACCCCGAAAACTGGCAAGGGCTTGCCCCGATCCATTAAGAATGCCAAGCCCGCAGCGTCGACCGTGCAGGTTGCCGCAGATGCAACCAACGGCGTCACTGCTGGCGACCTTCAAGCCACCATCAGCGCGCTGGCCGCGCGGATCAAAGCACTGGAGAGCGCGTGATGAGCGACAACAACGTGAAGAAGACCCGTTTCGATGGCCTTGAAGTCGGCAGCGATGGCCAGGTGAAGCTCAAGTCTGCCGATGTGCCAGAATCGGAACTGCTCCCGGCCGATCCTCAATCGGGTGGCGAGCACTTCAACGGCGGCGGTGAACTGCAGGCGCAGTTCGCAAAGCTCCAGGAGGAGAATGAGAAGCTCACCTCCGACCTGGAGTCGGTCTCGAAGACCGTTGAGAGCTTCGTGAATGACGACCTGCAAGGCTACGGCGATGGCGAGGTATCCACTCGCTTGTTCGCGGTTCTCGAGGGCGTTCTCGGCGGTGTGAAGGCGCTTCAGGCCGAGCGTGATGGAAATCGTGAGAAGGCGCAGCAGCTGGAGCAGGAAAGGGACAATCTCCAGCAACAGCTGAAGGCTTACCAAGACGCTGAGCAGGAGCGCCAGGCCGCCGCCAAGGAGGAGCAAGATCGGCTGGCTGCCGAGAAGGAAGTCGAAGAGCTGAAGGCCAAGCTCGACTCCGCCGGCGTCACCTACCGCGCCAACGCCTCGAAAGAGTCGCTGCAGAAGCTGGTAGACGACCTGCCCAAGTAACACCGGGGCTTCGGCCCCATTCATCTCAGCGGAGGCCTGATGGCTACCTACATTACCGTCGCGGATGTCGACGCCATCCTTGGCTCGACTTGGGCGCCCGACGACAAGAAGGCCATGGCGGTAGCGCAGGCCAACGCATACCTCACCTCGCTGCGGCTGTGCGGCATCAATATGGATGCCGTGCCGGAGGAGGTGAAGCAGGCCGGGGCTCAGCTGGCCCTGGTTGCGTCCACCGGCCAGTTGTACCAGCAGCAGACCGCGGGCTCGCTCGAGGCCAAGAGCGTCAAGGCAGGCTCAGTGTCGACCAGCCGCACGTATGCCACGCTCGACCGGAGCAGCACGGGGGCGCAGCCAGAGGGTGTGCAGTTCGCCCTGGCCCTGGTCTCGCCCTGGCGCTGCAACCCGTTCACCTTCGCAGTTGATCGGGGGTAGCCATGGGCTTGCGTGATGACGTTCAGATCGACCTGGCTGCGGCCTTTGACGATGACCTTGCCGATGCCGTGTTCCCATTCGCCGGCTCCTACATGGGCCCAGGGGTATGGGATCCAGTGAACGAGACCACCACTGCCCAGCCTGTGACCTACAGCGGGCGCGGCGTCTTCGATAACTACGACAGTCGTCGGATCGACAACATCAACATTCTGGTGGGTGACGTACTGCTGATCTGCCTGGCCAACGAAGTCACCGATAAGCCGGCGGTCGGCCACGAGATCACCGCCGACGACCTGATCACGGGTGAGCCTGTGAAATACCGCATCGTCAGTCCCGGCATCGACCCTGCCAAGGCCCACTACGAGATCCAACTGAGGAAGTGACCATGTCCAGAAGGGGGTGGAGCACACCGCCCAGCCTTTTCGCTGGCGTGGTGGAGGAGCAACTGAGCCAGCGCGTTCGAGTCATCGCAATCGCGCTCCTCAACGAAATCGTTCTGCGCTCGCCGGTTGACACCGGGCGTTTCCGTGGCAACAACATCGTCAGCGTCGGCGCGCCGGTTTACACCAGCACCGTCAACGTCGACCCAACGGGCGCAGAAACCCTCCAGGCGGGTGTGCGGGCAGTCACCGGCCTGGAGCCATACACGCAGGTCTTCATCCAGAACAATCTGCCGTATGCAGGCCCGCTTGAGGATGGCCATTCCCAGCAGGCCCCGGCCGGCATCTACGCGGTGTCGTTCAACGGCGTTGCCGAGGCCTACAGGACATGACCTTCGAACAGATCCGGGCCATCGTCACTGGCCGCATGACGCAGTGGGCGGGCATTCCCGCAGACGCTGTCGATTACCCGAACAATCCGCAAGGGCCTTTCAATCCGGCTGGCAAGTCCATATGGGCGCGACTGGCAGACGTACCAGGCCTGGCCAGCGCGCCAGAGACCGGCATCGGCCCGTGCGTGCGCCGCACCGGCATCATCATGGTTCAGCTATTCGTGCCCAGCTACAAGGGCACCCTGGCCATCACCAAGGCCGCCGACACGCTGGTGCAGCACTTTGAGTTCTACAGCGACCCGACCGGGCCATTCGACTGCTACGCGGCATCTGCCGCGACGATTGGCGATGACGGCCATGGCTGGTACCAGGTCAACGTGTCGATCCCATACCGGGCCTACTGAGCCCTCAACATCCACCGCCACATGGCGGTTTTTTTACGCCTATCGATAGGAGAAACACCCCATGTCCAGCGGTGCAAAGCGCTCGACCGCGTATATTCGCGAAGTGACCCCGGGTATCACCCCGCCGGGCAACTGGAACGTGCTCACCCGTGTCAGCTTCGGCCTGGTACCCACCTACAACACCGAAGAGAACAACGAGATCGGCGAAACCCGGATGTCTCAGGGCACTGCCCAGACGACCGTGGATGTCGGCGGCGATATCGAAACCAAGTTCCGCTACGGCGCCTTGGACGAGTTCCTGGCCTCCTGCTTCGGCGCGAACTGGGTAGGAAATACCCTGACCATGGGCAACGAGCGAATCTCGTTCTCCATCGGCGCCTACGACGCTGACGTCGGCATTGCGGCTATCGCCCGCGGCGCTCAGGTCGCATCGTTGAACATCGAGATCCCGAACGACAACGAGATCACGGTCACCACGACCTTTGCAGCCATTGCCTGGGATGACAAAGCCGACAACACGTCGTTCATCGTCAGCCCGCAGACAGGCGTAGCCCAGCGCCGATACGGCTTCAAGGACGTCACCGGCCTGAAGATCAACGGCGTCCAGCTGGGCGAGGACAACGCCTGCGTCGACAGCTTCAACCTGCAGTTCGACAACAACGTCCAAACCCAGCGCTGCATCGGTAACGGGAACCCGTTCCCAGGCAACATCATCCCGACCATCTTCACCCCGTCGGGAAGCATCACGCTCAGCTGGTCGAAGACTGCCTACCAGTATTGGAAGGCCCAGCAGACCGGCGGTGCACTGAGCTTCGAGTTCACCCTGAACAACGCCGACGGCGGCTACACCTTCCTCATCCCCGAGATGGAAGTCAGCGGCGACTGGCCTGACGGCGGCGCCACCGACATCATCCAGGTGGAATTGGCATACACCGCCCGCCGCGTTCCGCCGACCATCACCCGCCTGCCGGCGCCGATTGTCATTGCAGCCGTTGACGTGACGCCAGCCACCGCCAGCGTTGCCGTGGGCGCGACCATCGATCTCGAAGCAGCCGTGACCCCGGTCGGCGCAAGCCAGCTCGTCACCTGGTCCAGCTCCGACGCCACCAAGGCAAGCGTTAGCGCAACCGGCCTCGTCAAAGGCATTGCAGTTGGCTCGGCAACCATCACGGCCACCAGCAAGGCAGACGGCACCAAGACCGACACCTGCGCTGTGACCGTCACCGCTTAACCCTTTGCCCGGCGCGCCCTGCGGTGTGCGTCGGGCCTTTTACCGCAGAGGAATACCATGGGCATCACCATTGCAAAGAAGCCAGAGCTTGACCTCAATGGTCAGCGCTGGGTTGAGTTCGCTCCGGGCGCCGAAATACTGGTCGGCTCCATCGCCAGTCCGATCTACAAGTCGCACCAAGCCTTGATCAATCGCCACCTTGCACTGATCAACCAGCAGGCTCGCGTCGGCACCGCCGAATTCAGCCTGGCCGACATCCCGGACGTAGAGCTGGAGACCGATGACGACCTGTTCATCGAGTTGGCTGCCAAGCACCTGATCAAGGACTGGAAGGGGGTTGACGTCGAAGAGCGCCCAGGCGAGCCTGCCCCATACACTCCCGAGCTGTGCATCCAACTGATCAAGCAGATGAACAGTGTCTACTTCCTCGCCCTGCGCACCGGCACCGACATCGCGCGCCGCGTCGAGGAGAAGGCCGCAGCAACGGTGGAAAAGTAGTCGCGGCATACCTGTGGGGCAGGGAGTGGGCCGGGCCCGAGAACGAGAAGAAGCGCTGGAAACATGAGCGCCTTGGCTTGAAGGTCCAGGAGCCGCCAGAGATCGACGGGGTAACTGCGCAGATCCTGGAGGCCTACGCCTACATCAGTCGATCCAGGCAGTACGTTGGTATGGTCGGTGCGCCGGCGCCAATCCCTCCGTCAGCCATTACTGAATACCTCGACCGTTACCCCATGGCGATATGCCGCGAAGAGCTCGACGCCGCGGTCTTCGCGCTGGATGACCAGTTCCGTAAAAGCTGGGACGAGCAGCAGGAGAAGGCCCGGGCGGAATCCGAAGGCAAGGGCAGGCCAAAGAGACGGTGAGGCGTGCGCCGCTGTGTTAGATTCTGGCCATCTTTATGGAGGAAGCCATGAATCGAACGCTATTGATCGCCGCCCTTGCCTGCATGCCTTTGCCGGCTCTCTCTGCGAGCGGGACCGAGACCTGCAAAAAAATATCGGCTATGGCCGGGAAGGCAATGGAGGCGCGCCAGGATGGCGAACTTCTGGAGGATGCCATGGCATCTGTAGGCGACCAAAGTAAATTTTCTGATGCGATGGTGCTGAAGGCCTATAAGGTTCGCGTTTTTGAGGATTCGAAGGAGCGGTCTACCGCAATATCTGAGTTCCAGAACGCCGCCTACCGAGAGTGCTACGAAGCGTATAACTGAAGTATCGATTTACAAAATGCCCGCCTTGTGCGGGTTTTTTTATGCCCGGAGAAAGGTATGGCGCAGGAATCCCGTCTGGCGGTAACGATCGACTCGCGGGGCGCAAAGCGCAATGCGGATGACCTGAGCAGCTCCCTTGAGCGCATGGAGCGCGCCGGCGACTCGGCAGCATCATCGGCCGATGGCGTGAGCAGCAGCCTGGATGATCAGCGCAAAGAGCTCTCTCAGCTGCTGGGTCAGATCAACCCAACTGTTGCCGCGCTTGGTCGCCTGGACGACATGCAGGAGAAGCTGGCTAAGTACAAGAAGGCCGGCATCGTCGAGAGCGACACCTTCGTCGAGTACACCCAGCGCATCAAAGATATGCGCGAAGGCATCGGCCAGGCCTCGGAAGGCATGAACAAGGCCGGTATGTCGGCAAAAGCCTATCAAGCGGCGTTGCGCGGCGTGCCAGCGCAGTTCACCGACATTGCCGTCAGCCTGCAGGGCGGCCAAGCCCCGCTGACGGTATTCCTGCAGCAGGGCGGCCAGCTCAAAGACATGTTCGGCGGTATCGGGCCTGCCGCCAAGGCCCTGGGCGGCTATGTGCTCGGCTTGGTAAACCCGTTCACCGTTGCTGCAGCCGCCGCTGGCGCCCTGGCGCTTGCCTACTACAAAGGCTCTGAGCAGTCCGACGCTCTGCGCAACAGTCTGATCCTGACCGGTAACTTCTCGAAGGCATCCGAAGCGCAGCTGATCAGCCTAGCAGAGTCGGCAGACCAGGTGACGGGCACGTTTGGACAAGCTGCAGGTGCACTGGCCCAGCTAACTGCTGCCGGCGAGAACACGACTGGAAACTTCAAGCTGATCACGACGACGGCTGTGGAGATGCAGCGCGTCACGGGCAAAGCGATAGAGGAAACGGTTGCTGAGTTCATCAAGCTTGGCAAGGATCCTGTCGCGGGCATCGTTGAACTGGATGAGAAATACCGGTTCTTGACCGCTTCGGTGTATGCCCAGATCAAGGCCTTGTCTGACCAGGGCAATGCTGTTGGCGCTGCTGACTTGGCGGAGCGGACCTATGCAGAGGCAATGGGGCAGCGAACCTCGAAGATCCGCGAAAATCTCGGAAGCATTGAGCGTGGCTGGCTCAACATCAAGGATGCCACCAACGAGGTCCTTGATGCCTTTGCAAGCATCGGTCGGAAGAGTGTCGAGAGCGAAGACAAAGCCATCACAAGGCTTCAGCAAAAGATTGCTTATCTCCAGAGCACGCTTGGCACAGAAATTGAGGATAACGACGCAAAGGAAAGGATTTCCAGTCTGCAGGCTGAGCTCAAGCAGCGCCAGGGCATCCAGCAAACCAACGCGAAAACCCTGGAAGAGGAGGAGAAGCGGCGCCGCATCCAGGAAGAAGGCCGAAAAGGCTTGCAGGACCTAGACACGACTTACAAGAGCTCTCTCACTCAAACTCAGCGGCTCAACAAGGAACTGGCCGACCTCGACAAGGCGCGCGCCAAGGCCTTGGCTGCCGGCGTGTTCACTGCGACCGAGGAGACGAAGTACGCCCAGTCGCGCAAGAACATCGAGAAAGAGATTACCGACATCAAGGAGCGAGAGGCGAAGAAGAACACGCCGAAGGGCGCCAACAAAGGCGTGTCTGAAGCTGAAACCACGTTCGCCCGCCTGTACAGCCAATATGACCCCGCGGCCCAAGCAGCGCGCACGCTGACCAAGGAGCAGGGCCAGCTGGATCTCGCCTTGAGCAAAGGCAAGATCAGCCAGGAGGAATATGGCAAGGCGCTGGCCCAGGCCTCCATCAACTATGCCGCCGCCATAAAGGGCGCCCAAGGACTGACCCAGGCCGAGCAATACCGGGCGCAGCTTGAACGGCAGCTGGCAGGGCAGCGCAGCGAGTACAGCATCGCGGCAGCCGGCGTCGGCATGGGCGATCAGCAGACGCAGCGCATGCAGCAGCGCGTGCAGTTGGAGCAGCAGACCAACGACCGCATTCTGCAACTGCGCACCGAACTGGCCAATGCCACGACGGAGAAGCAGCGGCAGGACCTGCAGGCGCAGATCGACCTTGAGCAGGAATACCTGCCCAAGCGCCTGGCTGCACTGCAAACGGGCTTCGCCCAGTACGATGCAGCCATCTCCAGCCCGCTCAATGGGTGGAATGCGGCTTTGGCCAACTTCCAGGTGAGCGCAGCAAACGTGGCCGGGCAGACGCAGGCCTTGTTCAGCGGAGCGTTCGGCAGCATCCAGTCAAGTGTCGGCAGTGCTTTCGAGAGCATGGCCCTGGACGGCCAGACCTTCGGCGAATCGGTCTCGAATATCACCCGAAGCTTGTTCGGCAGCGTCATCAATTCGCTGGGCCAGATGGCTGCTCAGTGGGGCGTGAACCAGGCAATGCAGCTGGTGTTCGGGCAGACATCGGCGGCGGTAGCAGCCCAGCAGATCGCCCAGGTAGGCGCTGTGACGGCGGCAGAGACATCTGGTGCGGCCGCCGTGGCCACTGCCAAGGTCGCTGCCGATGGCGTAGCTACCGCTTCAAGCCTTGCCTCAACCGCTACCACCACTGCTGCACAAACGGCTGCGGCTGGCACCACCTTAGCGGCATGGCTGCCAGCAGCTCTGGTTGCCTCCATCGGGTCCTTTGGTGCGGCCGCAGTGGTTGGCGGAACAGCGCTTCTGGCGGCGTTCGCGCTCATCAAGGGCTTCGAGTCTGGCGGCTACACCGGTGGTGGCGGGCGCAAGCAGGTCGCTGGGGTGGTGCACGGACAGGAATTTGTGGTTAACGCTGAAGGCACGAAGCGCAATCGGGCTCTCCTTGAGGCAATCAACGCTGGAGAGCGGGTTTCGGTAGCTGGTAGTGGCGGCTCCATGGTCTCAACCAAGGCCTCCGGCGGCACCCAGGTGCCTGTCACAACTCAGACAAGCGTCACCGTTAACCTGATCGAAGATCGCTCCCGAGCCGGCACAGTCGACCAGCGCACCGCTGAAAACGGCCAGCTTGAGATCGACGCCTTCGTCGCTGACATCTGGGGCGGTGGTGAGCGGGCCCAGGCCATCGAAGCGGCCTTCGGCCTGTCGCGCAACCCAACGTAAGGAAAGCCCATGACCACTGAAACGGAAGAGGCCGAATCCGGGCCGGGCGCACCTGTGCCCGACCCTGTCGTCCCGCCTGATGAGAAAGAGCTCCTGCTGCAACGGCGCCTTGCGCGCATCGAGGAAGCGCTGGGCCTCAGCCCTCTCACCTAAAACGAACCTCAGCTGAGGAATGGCAATGATTCAATACCCGGCAGAATTGCCACTTCCTCTGCAGGAGGGGTATGGCCTGAGCACGGTTGATCCGATGCGGGCTACCCAGATGGCCACTGGGCGCACGCGCTACCGGATCAGGCACCGATATGTTCCAACTGAGGTGAAGGTGAACTTCAACTTCAGCGAAGAAGAGGCCGCGCAGTTCGAAGGCTGGTACGTCTGGGCCATCAACAACGGCTTCGACTGGTTCGAAATGCCATTGCAGACGCCGATCGGGTTCAAGACCTACATCGCGCACTTCAAGGGCATCTACCAGGGGCCGGACCTGACTCAGATCAGTCGCTGGCGGTATTCGGCCGTGATGCAGCTGAAAGAGCGTCCCGTTCTGACTGAAGACCAGTACATCGGCGTGTCGGTCGGCATGCCGCTCGACCAGTTCAACACCCAGCTCTCTGGCAGCCTGGACAAGTGGTACACGAGGTACTTCGGATGAGCCTGATCGAAGAGTGCTACGCCTCTGGCCGCGGCGAGCTGGTCGACACTATCGAGGCGCGGGAGGAGGGCGGCACCGTCTCCCACCTCTACTGCTCGGGCTGGGAAGACCGGGTGTGCACCACGGAGGATGGCCGCACGCTCACCTTCATAGCGATGGCCATGGACTTGGCCCTGCCGAAGAACGACAACAGCGCGTTCCAGAACCTGGTGCTCGGCCTGGACAACGTGACCGGCGAGGTCCAGGAGGTCGTGGAGGCGGCCAAAGCGGCTGACAAGCGCTTCATCATCACCTTCCGGCGTTACCTGGCCGAGGATCTGTCATTCCCGAGCGAGCGGTACCGCATGACGCTGCTCAGCCGGGAATATGAGGACGACGTGGCAAAGCTCACCTGTGGGCTCATGGACCTACTCAACACCAACGGCATGCGTGAGTTCCTCACCGCAACAAAAGCCCCCGGCCTGAAGTACATCTGATCATGATCGGTAAATTCATGCGCGCCCCGTATCGCGAGGGTGCACGGGGGCCTATTGCCTTCGATTGCTGGGGGCTGTGCATCGCGGTGCGCCATCAGGTGTTCGGGCTGCCGCTTCTGCCCAGCCTTGGCGCCGTGGGCAAGGACAAGCTCAGGGCCAACACTGCCGCCTACCACGACCTTCGTCATGGCATGGAGGAGTGCACCCCGGAGCCTGGCGCTATCGCCGCCGTATTCCGCGGCGCGCTGTGCCTGCATGTCGGCGTCGTAGTCGAGAGCGAAGGGCGCCTGAAGGTGCTGGACACAAACCCCGGGGGCGCCTGCCTCCGGACAACCGGCGAGTTCGAAGCCGCTCAACCCAAGGTGGTGTATTACCGTGACCGTCGAGTTCTACCCGAACAAGCTGAGTGATACAGCGCCGCTCGGCACCTGGAAGACCGACCGCCGCATGTCGATCGAGGAATGGCTGAAGGCCCTGGCTCCGTCGTATGAGCGCCGGGAAAGCCCACCGATCAGCGTTGTCCTCAACGATGAGGTGATCGAACAGCACCTGTGGCACAAGGTGAAATTCAAGCCGTCTGACCTGCTCCAGATCTACCGCGAGCCGAAAGGCACCGACCCTTTCTCGATCACCTTCGCCCTGTTCAAGGGCGCCAAGGCAGTGCTCAAGGCGATCATGCCAAAGATGCCTGGCATGCCATCCAGCGCCGGCACCCAGCAGGGCGACCCCCTGATGGATGCCAGCGCCAAGGGCAACAAGGTCAAGCTGGGCGACCCGGTGCGGCAGATCGCCGGGCACCAGCGCACCTATGGCTCCTACTTGGCTCAGCCCCGTAGCGCGCATGTCGCGCCGCGTGACCTGCGCGTGGAGATGCTGCTGTATATCGGTGAGGGCGAGTACGACATTCCGCTGGCGAAGGTGAAGGTTGGCGAAACCCCGCTTATTTCTCTGGGCGCGGACGCAACCTTCACCATCTATCCGCCGGGCGCCGATTTGTCCGCCGATCCGGCACACATCAACTGGTTCAATGCGCCTGAGGTGGGAGCCAGTTCCAGCGGCTCTGCGGGCCTGGAATTGACCGTGGCGACCGACATTACCCGGTCCGCCACAGCGTCGGCGTATCAGTTCGCTGGAGAAACGATCAGCGTGCCGGCCGGATCCGGCCAGTTCCCGGCCGACTGGTCGAACGGCATCATCATTCGCGTTCTCGCCCCATACACCTACACCGTGATTGACGGCGGAGCTGGTCGTGACATCGTTCGCGGTCCGCTGGAAATGCTGAACCCAGCCCCTGGCATGCTGATCGAGGTGGCAGGGGCGAACGCCGGTCTGTATGTGGTGCACAGCTACACGCCATACAGTCCTGCAGTGCCGGCCAACCCTGGCACGGCATCGATGCTGACCGGTTCAGCGGCGCCAACCCGGTACGACTTCAACGTCACCCCGCTGAGCTTCACCTTGTTCCGCGGCGCGACTAGCTACCCGATTACGCTGAACACCGCGACGACCAACCTGTCCGGGCTGGTCTCTGCGCTCAATACGCAGTTCAGCGGTAAGCCGTTCCAGGCGCAAGTGAGCGGCAGTGTGCTGCGCATTGTCGAGCTGACACCGTTCGCCGGCCAGGCCATCACCGCAACCGGCTCGACCACTATCTTGGGAGCCTCGCCAGTGGGCGTCACCGGCACGGCCACCACCAGTGCCATCCCGGAGCAGCCAGCCGAGATGACTCTGGACTACGACGGCGGCTCGCCAGTGGTCGGCTTGGCGTTGGGTCAGGGCCTGGCAACCATAGGCCCGCGTGGCCTGCGGTACCGGATCACAGCCTTCAGTACCAGTCTGATCGAGGTCGAACGCCTGACCTCGTCAGGGGCTGCCGACACCGGGTGGCCAGGCTTCAACGCCATGCAGACGGTGAATGGCCTGATCACGCTGGACCCCTCGAACCTGCAGGGTGGATATCGCGGGCCATTTGCCTTGTGCCCTGAAGGGGAGAAGATTACAGACATCGAATGGACAGTCACTTTCGCGAACGGATTATGCGGAATAGGTCGTGAAGGTCAGATTTATGAAGTTACCGCCTATCACGTATTCGAATATCGCGATATGGACGTCGCGGGCGAATGGACTGTGATCGAGAAGGCCCACACGGGCGGATCTCTCGATGCTCAGGGCTTCACCAATCGCACGACTGCCCCATACCCAATGCGTGCCGAGGGCAGGATTCGGGAGCTTTACGTTGACCGACCCGGTCGCGTTAACGAGGAAGCCCGGGATGACGCGACCTGGACGGCGCTGCGTGGGCGAATGCAAAACTCACCCACAAGCTACCCAGGCCTTACGGTGATGACCTGCAGTATCCGGGGCGGCGACCGCCTTTCTGCGCAGTCGGAAAGCCAGATCAGTGTCGAGGCAACCCGAATCCTGCCGTTGATGGAGGGCGGCACCGGACCAACCCGCGACATCGTGCCGTACTGCATCTACCAGCTGAAGCAGCGCGGGTACACGGATGATGACCTGGACCTACCCGAGTGGCAGGCCTTCCATGAGATCTGCGTGTCCCGTGGCGACACGTACGATGAGACGCTGGATGCGACGATCACGGTCAAGGACATGATCAACAATGCGCTGGCGTGCAGCTTCGGTGAACTGGTGACCTTCCGTGGCCTATTGCGCCCGGTTCGTGACAGTGCCCGGGCCGCGTTCGACGTGACCTACGGCCCGAAGACGCAGACCTACTCGCCACAGAACATGACCAAGATGCTGAAGATCAGCGGCGCGATGCCGTCGATCAACGATTTCGACGGCGTGGACGTGGAGTATTTCTCGCGCACAACTTGGGCCTGGGAGACGGTCGAATGTCGATGGCCGGGCGACCTGGGCACCAAGGTCGAGAAGATCAAAATGCCCGGCATCAGTGACAGGATAAGGGCCTGGCGTATCGGCATGCGCCGGCGCGGCCACCAGAAGTTCCGCACCGACATCTACACCTGGGAGACCGAGATGGATGGCAGTAACAGCGGCTACCTGAGCTTTGCAGCCGTTGCAGATGACGCGCCGAAGCGGTGCCAGAGCGCGATCCTGCTGGGCTTCGCTGTCACGGGATCCGGAACCCTGCTGCAGTCCTCAGAGCCGCTGGACTTCAGCGCGGGCGGCGAGCACCTGATAGGCGTGCGCAAGCTGGATGGCACGCTATCAGGACCGTTCACGGCGACGCAGGTCGACGAGTACACCGCCAGGGTCGACGCGCTCGACTTCACGCCGGTGGTCGACGGCCCGCTTGAGCCGCCGCACATCCTGTTCGGCCCGGCTGCCCGGTGGGCGTACCCAACCCTGATCACCAGCTCAGACCCAGCCAACGGCAACGTCGCCATGAAGGGCATGCCCTACGACGCCCGCGTTTACACCTACGACGACCAGTCGCCCGCCTGATTACACCGGTCCCTGTTCAGGGATATGAAGAGGAAAAACTATGGCCACCGGCGCAGAATCTCTGCAGCTGTTCAACCAGCTTGTTGCCCTAGGCAATTCGCTGTTTTTGTCGGACGAAGATTTCGTCACGATCAACGGCGTGACTAAACCGACTCTGAAAAAGATCTACGCCGAGTTCCTCGCGAGCATCAACACTTACCCAACTGTCGCTGAGGGGCTTACTAAAACCAATGGGACGGGTACTGACAACCGATTTTTCTCCGTTCCAGGCTCTGGGCAGACCTTCGAGACCAGGTATCGCAATGACGGCGGCGTAGCTGTAGATGTGGGTAGATTGCTCAGCTCTGTAGCGTTTGATCAGAGGGTGCCTGAGCTGGCATATGTTCAGCCAAATTCCATACCGATCGTGGTGAACGACTCTGGCCAAGTGATCATCTGGCTCGAAAATGGAAAGCTCAACGGCGCGGGCCTGGAATCAACGATATTGGCAGCTGCCGATAAGCTGGTTCGCTCTGGGACGTATGACGCCGCCTTGGTGCCGTTGATGTACAACGAGTCCGGCCAGGTGGTGTGCTGGCTGCAGAGCGGAAGGTTCGAAGCGGCCGGGCTCCGGCTGACCATCAATGAGTTGATTCAGTCAGCAATCAGCGGTCTTCAGCCGAAGATACCAACAAAAAACACTGACGGCTCTACGCTTTATTCCTACCGCGCAAAGGTGGCAAACGTCCTAGGAGGAACAGGAGTTGCGAGAGTCTTCTTCACTGGAGACTCCTGGACAGAGTATTTGGAGGAGACTGCTAAACCGCTAGCTCAAGCGCTGTACAGCGCATACGGCCAGGCTGGGCAAGGCTGGATCAGCATGAACGCTGATGAAGGCGGGCCGACCTCAAATCTCAGCCAGTTGCTTAATGGCGCAAGGCTTGTAAAAACAGGGTTCACTCGTCTCGACATGAATCCGACTGAATCAAATGCGTTGGATGGCTGTGCAGCTACCGCAACAGGCACAACCGCAACTGTAGCAATAACAAATCTCAAAACCCAGTCCCTGACCTGGTGGTACAAGGATGTTGATGGAACGTTCAGGTACAGAATTGACGGCGGCGCATGGACAGTTGTTTCTGGCGGGAACACTGGCCTGAGGAAGTCGCTTGAAATTACAGGTCTTAGCGATAATGAGCACTCTATAGATTTTGACCTCGTCGGAAATACTGGCACTATCGTTATGTATGGAGGATATGGAACAAGATCAACTTCAGGGGTTGAATTCTCTAAGGCTGGCAACAGTGGGTCTACCACACTTCAATGGGCAAACGTTTCTCCCTTTGTACAGACCTATGCGTCAGAACTTAAGCCAGACGTAGTGATAATAATCTTGGGGACCAATGACCTCACTCAGAGCGTTTCAAAGCCGACGTTCAAGTCTGGAATACTTTCACTGGTCAATGCCTACCGTAACGGATCTCCAAATTGCAGCATCATTCTCGTTACGCCAGTAAGGGCTGGTTCGACTACTGATCTTGGCCTGATGGCATCTTACGCCGAAGCCATGGCAGAGCTAAGTCAGGAAGTCGCGAACGTTGAGTTCCTAAACCTTAACTCATTCATGCCGCCAAGGATCGTTTCTAACGATTTCGGTATTTGGAAAGACACTTTGCACCTTAATGAAACCGGAGGCAGGTTCGTGACTGGCCTTCTGATGAAATACTTCTTGCGTACAAACTGAGAGCCGATCATGTCTAATGCTCTGAACATTGGAAATATTTCTTTGCCAGGCGATGGGTACCCATCCATTTTTGGCTTCAAAATACCTGTAACCACTGGGCTGGAGGGGGCGTATCTTTTTGGTGACGGCGCTGGCCAGTTCTCAAGGAACTATGCACCTGGCAAACCAAACGCTACGGTTATTGGCTCGCCTAGCTCCGGATCAGGATACGGAGTCTTTAGCGAGAACGGTTATCTGGATACAGGTATATCTGAAACCGCGGACATGACGATCATCACTGTTGCGCGAGACAGTACCGGATTTGTAGATCCCGTCCCCGGCTATGTTGGTAATAACTTTTCAATTGCGTCTGGCGGTGTAGCTATCTACATCGGAAGTCCAACGACCCTGCGCGGTAACGCAATTAAGAATGGCGCTGTAGACTACGTAAACGTCTCAGGTGATCCAGCAGTCTTTACCGCGCAGTGCCTTCGAGCTAGATCGGCAGCGGCCAGCAGTTTCACCAACATGACGAGCGGCTCGACAGCCTCATCAGCAAATACCACGGGAACCAGAACCGTGGACTCTTCTAACAAGATCTGGATCGGCAGGCTTCCGGCAAACACCTTCAAAGGGATAAACGATCAGGTTCTTACTCTTATTTACTCCCGAGCCATCAGTGATGCCGAACTGAACCAAATAGCTACTTGGCTTAGGTCCTACTGCGCATCAAAAGGCATCTCTGTCTGAGCAGAAATCCATTTCTATGCCCGCCCAGCGCGGGTTTTTTTGTGCCTGGAGAAAACATGGCCAGACTCACCGAATCCCAGGCCGGAGGAGCGAACGTGCTCCGGTTTCTGGATCTGATCGCCTTCGCCGAAGGCACCCAAGCCGTGAAGGGTAGCGACGACGGGTACAACGTCCTGTTCGGCAAAGGCCTGTTTCATGGGTACGCCGATCATCCTCGCCAGAAGATCACCCGGCTCTCCAACGGCAAGCCGATCACCAGTAGCGCGGCTGGTCGCTACCAGTTTCTAGCCCGCACGTGGGACGAACTGGTGAAGCGCTACGGCTTCAAGGGGCGCTTCACGCCAGAGGCGCAGGACTTAGCAGCCATCAAGCGATTGGGCGAACGTGGCGCGCTGCAGTTGATCAAGGATGGGAAAATCCGCGAGGCAATAGCCAAGTGCGCAAACGAATGGGCCAGTTTCCCGGGCAACAACTATGACCAGAATCCAAAAGCCTTGGGCGCGCTGCTGACCCAGTGGCAGAAGCTCGGCGGGGTGCTGGCATGACCTGGCTCGGGGCGGTACCGGCCTGGTGCTGGTGGTTGATCGCCCTGGTCCTGGTGGCCGGCGGCCAGCAGTACCGGGTGGTGCTCGCGCAGGGCGACACAGCCGCCGCCCGCAGGGAATTTTCCGACTACCGCCTTGAGGTATCCGAGCGCGACCGGCGCGCAGCTGCCCAGGCCCGCACAGAAGAACAGCGCCGCCAATCCGTGGCGGACGAGGAGGGTGAGAGTGCACGACAGAAACTGGAACTGGCCCAAGGCCGCGCCGCTGCTGCTGAGTCTGCTGCTGGTGGGCTGCGCGGGGAAATCGCCAGACTGCGGGATGGCCACCGAGCTACCTGCGGTGCCATCGCTACCCAGCAGCGCCAGGCAGGAACCTCTGCCGTCGTGGTGCTCGGGGGATTGCTTGAAGACGCTGACCGAATGGCGGGCAGCTGCGCAGCAGCGCTTGAGCGAAGCCGAATAGCTGGTCTGGCGTGCGAGACGGTGGTCGACAGAATGAAGGCCGGGCGCTGATCAACACCCGGCCCGCACGAGGTTCAGCTAGTGCAGCGTCGGCGACTGTAGGTCATTGGGCAAGGCAGTCATTGCCTTTTCAATCCGAGTTATCACGCTGGATAGTTGAGCAACATCGGCTTCGTCATTTTTCTCGATAGCCTGGTCCCGAAGAGTTTTCAGGATTAGGAGCTGCTTCCGCAGGCTGATGGCGGATGTGATGTATTCCATGGGTCACGGTTCCTTGTGAGTGAGCAATTACGGTAGCAGGCGGGGCGTACCTTGAGCGGCGAACCATAAATAATCAGCTCATTCCTACAACCGGCCTCATCATTTCCTTCCCGCTGAGTGGTACTAGCGGGATTGAGTTTTCTGATGCTGAAATACTGTATCTATGTACAGTATTGGTGCCCCATGTATTTCCTCCTTGTTCGCCGCCGCGTGAATGGCGTGGCCATCCCTGCCGACCAGCTCAGGAAGGTCCAGCCACTGCGGGCCGACGTCCATATCGGCGACCACCAAAGTGAGCCGCTTGGCCGAGTTGCCACCCAGGCGTGGGTGTTCAATCCGACGCCTGGGCCTGACGTGATCCCGCGCCTGCACGACGCCAAGGTCAACGGCATGGCCCAGCTCGGCATCAACATCAACGGCGTGGAGGAGGTCGACGGTGTTCTCTACGCGCAGTCCTGGTGGTGCAGGGCAGAATGATGGCGGGAATACCACAGGCCTGGGTGGCGGAACTGAATGACCATACTGCCCTGGTAACCGACCCTGATGGGCGAGCGGCTGTGCTCAGTGAAATGGCCTATGCTGCGCGCCGGCGCCGGGACATCGATGATGACACTCTGGTCGACATGCTCGAGCTTGCCGAGGCGGCCAGGATGTGGGCGCTGATTGAGCACGAGGAAGCCTGGGCGCTTGGTTTGTTTGGCGACTATCCGCAGGATCACCCAGGTGGTGCGCAGGTGATACAGGGTAGCGGCAAGCCCATCACCTGTGAGTAGCGATATAAAGGAAGGGAAATGGTCGGCAGAACGCCGGTGGCTGGAATAGCTGCGTTGTCATAAAGCTGGCATTATCGAGCCATTCAGGCCCCAATAGGACCTAAAGGATGGCTTTCCGAAACGATGCAGCCCCTGTGGTTAAAGGGCTGCAAATTAGCCACGCAAGCTTTTGCAGCTTGATCTTTTCGGCTTACAACGCGGGGTCTAGAGGTGATGTTGTCATAACGCTGGCATTACTTGCAAAAAGAGCCTCTGCGCGGCCTCCGGCTCCCACGTCGGCAGAGGGCATCCAGCGACCATAAACCTTGGCGATCATGGTCCAGTCTTTGTGACCCATTTGCTGAGCAACCCACATCGGATTTTCGCCAGCGCTGAGCATCATCGAGGCGTATGTGTGTCGGCTCTGGTAAGGGCGCCGCCACCGTACGCCCGCTTTTTTCATTGCGGGAACCCAAATCACTCGGTAGATGTAGCCGGCATGTCGCCATGGTTCGCCAGTGATGGTGTTCAGGAACACATGCTTTCCGGCCAGAAAGGTCAGTTCCTTTTGCTTGAGCAGTGCCTCTCTTGCAGGGCCAAGCAGCTTAACCGTTCTCCTGCTAGATGCGGTTTTGGTCGACTCGGGAACCTTGGCCGCCCTGGTCTTGGCCCGAACTATTCGGATTTCCCCAGCGATCCAATCAATATCCCCCCACTCCAGCGCGATTAGCTCACTAGGACGAAGGCCCGTCCAGAACGCGAACTGCAGCTGAGCCCACGTCTCCCCCCGCGCCGCCCTGAGCAGCGCCTCCTGCTCCTCCCGGGTGAACGGGTCTACGTCATCCTCCTCCTTGATCTCCTCCCGATTCTTGTATGCCCATCCCGAAAGCGGGTTGCTCTCAATGATTTCGTCCTCTACTGCGTCATTGAGCGCCGACCGAAAGCAGGTCTGAACTGTGGTCAGCCTACTGTTCGAAACCTGGTAATCGGACAACTGATCCTTGATTACCTTCTTGTTGAGCTCTCCGAGCGACAGATCCCCAAACATTGGCTTGAGTATCGATCTGATGATTGACCGGTATAGGGCCGTGGTGCTCGATTTGAAGGTCTTCGTTTTCCGCTCCAGCCATTCGTCCAGGTAGACGCCGATATTCTGGTTTGAGCTGGCTCTGGCAAACTGGGCGGCGCGCTTTGATCGCGGGAATGTGGCGGCGTAATCGAATGTTCCATTTGATATGGCGTACTCGATTGCCGACTTGTGCTGCTCCGCCTTTTTCAGGTTAGCGGCGGTGGGCTTGAGCTGGACCCGCTCCCGGCACCGGACGCCCTGGTATTGGAATGTGATTTCGATACTACTTGAAGACGCGGGCCTGACGCCTCCCCCATCTCTACCCATGAGTAATACCCCTCAACGTCAATTAGGATTCTTCCGTCTGGCGCCTTGCGCCAAACCATGTGTTTTGGCCATTTGCCGTCGCGGATTTTGGTCCTTATGGCGTCTGGTGTGTACCCAGATTCGCGAGAGAACTGTTCCACGGTCTTGTATCGGACCATGATGGGCCTCCTCAGGCCAAGAAGTGGTGCCCGACCTGCGCCGCCCGGGCGGCTTCCTCGGTGCGGAACATGAGCCGTGTTGTGCTGGTGCTGCCCCAGCTGTTGTATTCGACGTCGACCCACCAGGCGCCGAACTTGCGATACGGCTCGCCGAGGATCTTCGTGACGTAGCAGTCGATCAGGTTCATGCGTGTCTCCACGCCGCCGGTGGCGGCAGGTTGGTGGTCAGGCGGGGATTTTCTCGAGCACCGCGTCGGCGACCTTGAGCGCCGCCTGGGCATCGTCGACGTAAGCTGGATCGAAGCCGCCGGCGTAGTGGATCACCCGTTGGCAGGCGTCCAGTTCTTTGCGAGCCAGGCGGAGGGCCTGAACCAGTTCTTCCTGCATCGCTCCCTCGGCCCGGCCGATATTCCAAAACTCCTGACCCCAGTGATCAGCAGGCGGCGGGTTGCTGTTTTGCTTGCCGCAAGCCATGGCCCCGATGATCGCGTCGCAGAGCAGGCGCTTGTAGATGTTCTCGCCATCCAGGCCCAGGCCACCGCGACGGCGCAGGGTGCTCACGACCTCGTCGACGTTGAGGCCGCTGTCCTTGAGCACGATGTCGAGCTCAGGCTTTTCAGGGGTGTAGATGACTAGAGCCAGCTTGGCTTCCGGCCAGAGATCGGCCGCCAGGCGCTCCAGGCAGTCGTTCACGGTGTGGTGGAATCGTTCTGTTGCGGACATAGTTCATCCTCGCCCGCGCATGTCGGCGGGCTTGAGTAGTAGGGGGAGGGGTTACTTGATGCGGTCGAAGAAATTGCCGCCGCGACGCTGGTAGGAGAGCCCAGACCAGCGGGATGCAGCGCTACCGGCCTGCCTGATGTCGACTGCCTCAGCCGCATAGCCAATGTGCAGCACCTCATCGCCGGCAGCGCTGCTGAGCACGATCATGGCTGCCAAAGGCTCGCGCTCGATCTCGTTGCCCTCAATGTGCTGGGCAATGGCTCGAAACCAGTCAGCCAGCTTCTTGCGTTCGGCCTGGTTGGCAGCTACCTGGTTGTTTTGGATCCGGCGCTTGACCGGGAATAGGAATACTTCGGCGGTCATCGCGGCCCCCTGTAGCTCAGGTAGGCCATGTACATCAGGGGAAGAATCATCGGCATAGCTCCATCGGCACGTTGATGGTTTCGCCACGGGCGTGGTGCACGACGGCCCGGGCTGCAGCTTCTGCCCGGGTATCGCCGGGCTGGCGGTCGAGAGGGTGACCCGACACGCAGGCCAGCCAGGGCCAGCTGTACCCGCGCTCAATCCAGATGCAGTGCTTCTGGATCAGGTGCTCGCCGGTTGCGTCGTCGATGGCCTGGTCGCCAAGTGGCAGTTGCAGCTGGCCGGCCGCTGCCGGAACCGGACCGTCCACCAGTTCAACGGCCCAGAGCAGCGCTTTGCCGGAGAGGTCGCAGGTTTGCACTCTGATCAGGCCTGACATGGCATCAGCTCCTTGGGCACCTGGACGGTATCGCCGAGCTTGGTGATGACGAGGGTTCGGCAGAAGGCGACCAATGCGGTTGGCCCGTAGAGCCAGATTCCGGCGCCCGCCGGCCCGGCGCTGTACTGGCAATTGCTGTCTTCCAGGTGCGGGCTGTGATGGACGCTGCCGAGGTATTTGTCGATCAGCGGCCCGCCGTGCTCCCAGTTGCTGGAAGGGCGATACCCGAAGCCTTCGGCCGCACCACGGATGCTGACGCTGGTGGGGTCGGTCCGGGTGCGCCAGATCGTGGTCCGGCACTCAGGGTCTGTGCCGAAACCCTCTGCCATGGCCACTGCCCAGTCCAGCGCTGCGCCAATCAGGTTGGATACCCTCACTTCGATCAGGTCGGTCATCGCTGCACCGCCTGCCAGAAAGGACCCTTGTTGGTCACCAAGCCCTTTCGCTTCAGGCGCTGGCATGCCTTGCTGATCTCTTCCCGAGATTCGCGGATGGCGCCGCGCATGGCGTGGGCCGTTGATCCCTCGATGCCGATCAAGTGCCCCAGAACTCGCTCATCTGTCCCGCCGGCGAGCATGCCCTGGCCATACTTGGCAGCCACTGTTGCAACCGCCAAGCGAAGCGCGTTCATCCGGGCGCCGGGTTCGTCTGCATGCGACACCTCACTTTGCTTGAAGCCGACATACGGCACATGAGCTGTGGCCCGAGCGAGGTGGTGCAAGCAGCAGATGTCCATCCTGAGCTTTGCGATGATGAGCATCGTCTGCCGGTCATCCTGCATCGGCAGCCAAACCTCCCGGCCTGTATCGGGATCGTCGTAGTAGAAGGCGTCACTGCCGCGCCGGTTCTCCAGCTCGAAGCCCATGGCCTTGGCCGACAGCTTAATGATGTCGTCTTCTGTCACAGCTGATACCTCTCATCAATCCAGTGCCCAGGCGCCAGTGCGGGTGTAGGTTCGGGTTGTGTTTCGTGCGGGGAGAGCTGGCGCTGGTTGCCGGCCTGCAGCTGGCTGTCAGGGATGCAACTGATGCCGACCCCGTTGAGCAGGTAGCAGGTAACGCCGCGCTGGCTGTCGTGCTGCACGTCGATGACGTTCTCGTTTGCGCTGGCGCCGGTGGCCAGCAGCAGGAGGCAGAGGGCGAGGCGGGTCATGGCTGCGACTCAGTAGCGTCGGGAATGTCCTCGAACGTGTAGGTCTTGATGACCCGCTCCTGTACGCCTGTGACCTTGATGAACTTGGCCTCATTCACCCACGGGTAAGCATTCGGCTCGCCGTGCTTTCCGCCGCCGCTCATCTCGCAGAAGGCCAGGGCGCGGCCGTCAGGCAGGATGAAGGCTTTTACGTCGACCTCGTAGTTTCTGCCCCAGCTGTAGTGGCACCACTCGGGGATACCACTTACTGCTTCAGCCTCGTAGCGGACCTCGTTGATGGCATCGTCATGCTCGTTTTCTTCGAAAAGAACCTCGAGCAGCTCCCCAGGTGCCGCAGCCAGGAAGGCCAGATCGACGTCGGTAGACTGCCCATCATCGTCGGTAAACGTGTAGTCGTAGCCGAACTGGAGGCCCTTGCGCATGACAAGCAGCTTGGCCAGCTGGCTTGCGGTGAGGGTACTCAGGTGCTGGTTGATGTTTGCTTCGAGCATACGAATTCCTTGGCCGCCATAGCGCGGCAGTGGATAGAGGGGGGAGGGGTTACAGCGGGGTGGAGTACAAATGTGCTCTTGCGGTCATTCGCCCTGGTTGGCGAGTGCATTCAGGCGCTGGAAGGACGTGCCGGGTATTCCCTGGTACGGCTCATCTGTCGCGCTCGCAGCTCCGTCGGGCGATAGGGCGGCACGCAGCTTCTTGATCAACCGCCACTCGGCATCGCTGCGACCAACGCCGTCGTCAATGAATTCGAGTGCCTCGCGCAGCAGCGCATCCCGCTCGGCCAGCTGGGCGCGCTGATTCGAAATCCGCAAGCTCTGCCGTTGGATGTTCGAGTCGGAATGCTTGATGACTTCGCGCAACTGCTCGTTCTCGCCGCGCAGCCGCTCAACCTCAGCGGCACCGGTCATCGGACCCAAACCAACAATCGGCAGCCCAGTATCCGCCGCATCCCGCTCAGCCTCTTCTTTGGTCCACCAGATGGCAGTACCAACCATCCAGGCTATCGGCTCGGGGTGGGGCTGAGGGGCTGGCCTGGCCAGGATGGCGCGAAACTGGTCGCGCTCCGGCTTCGCCGCTTTGAATGCTGAAGCTGCATGGTCCAGACGCAGCTGGATGCGATCGGCCAGCTCGCGGGGCACGCTGACCATATCGATGATCCCCTCGTTATGGTCATGCTGTTCGATGGTGCTGGATCGGTTTTCTGTGGGCATGGGGATACCTCGCGGCTATATTGGCCGAAATCAAAAAAGGAGGCTGTCGTCTATGGATCAGGAGCTGCTGAACGACATCATCTCTACGTCGGTTGGAGGTGCGGCAGGCGGGGCAGTGGCGGGACTTGTTCTCTTCGGTGTTCAGCTCGCTCATCTGGCATTTACGGAGTGGCGAGACAAGAAGCGGGTGCTCAAATGGATGAGAGCCCAGGCCGGGGCTGAAGCCGGATGGCCTTATCGATCAACGCGCGCTATAGCGAGCTTCAACAATCTGACTGAGGATCGGGTAAGGTTTGTTTGCAGTCGCTGCGAGGAAATCATCATGTCTCGAGGTGATAAAGAGGATCTTTGGACCTTGAACAAGGACCTAGAAGCATTTCGTGACATCCATCATCACAACTCATAGCTAGGCTGCTTTTATCAGTGCCTCGATAACGCGCTGGCCAGCCAATGGCGGGACTGCGTTGCCGGCCATGTGCATTGTCAGTCGGTGGCTATCCGGCCTCAGGGTGTCAGCTGGGAACGACATGGCGGCCAGGGCCTCGCTGGCGCTGAGCATTCGCATGCGATCGCCGTCGACTAGGGCCCAGCGGTCCAGGGTGGTGATGGTGCCGATCGGCCGGTTGATGTCGCGACCGGTGGTGCCGGAGCCCTTGCCGTAGTAGGGCATGATGAATAGGTCCCCGAAGCGCTGGCGGCCGTTGCGCACTCGGTCGAGGGTGGCCTGGGCCCGGCCAGGCTTCTCGATTTGCGACCAGCGCCCGGCCTCGAAGTCGAGGAAGCTGGCGGCGGGCACATGTCGCTCCTGCGGCAGCTGCAGCATCAGCGGTGCCTTGCTGCGGGTCAGTACCATGAACAAGCGCACCCGGTGCTGCGGCACGCCGAGGTCGGCGCAGTCCACGATGTGAGGGGCTGCCTGATATCCAAGCGCCTGCACGGCCTGCAGCCAAGCCGGGTAGAGCACCCAGTCGGTGAACTCCGGCACGTTCTCGATCACTGCCGCCTGCGGCCGGTGGAACTCCAGCGCTGACACCGGCGCCCAGGCCGTCGAGCGCGATGCGTCGTGCTCTGGATTGCCCGACTTCTTGCCGCGCGCCTTGGCGTGCCCTTGGCAGCATGGCGAGGCCAACAAGATGTCGTGCGCCGGCACCTGCTCCCAGCGAGCCTGGTGCAGGTCCTGGCAGACGTGCTGCGTTTCTGGGTGGTTAGCGCTGTGCCATTCAACGGCCTCGGGCCAGTGGTTTGCCGCCCAGAGAACCTGGACGCCTGCGGCGCGCGCGCCGGTGCTCCATCCGCCGAGCCCGGCGAACAGGTCGATTGCTGTGGTCATAGGGACACCTAGAGACAGTGGCGCAATGTCATTTTGAGGATTACGATTCGCCCTTTTTTGAAGGCGTATCGGTGTGTTCACAGGAAAAATTTCAAAGGAAATGCCTGACCAGTTCCTTCAGGTGATCCACAGCATGTACTTGGAAAAATATGGCCACGGCGTGCGGAACCTTAGTGAGTTCACAGTCAACATCGCAGCGCATGAATTGTTCGCACAGCGGATCCCGAATCTCTACGAGCAAAACGGAAGGGTTATCAAGCCGCTGATAAAGGAGAATTTTCAGGAACTCGAGGCCAGAGGTTTTCTGAGGCCGGGGGAGCCCCTGTACTATCACCTGACTGTTGAGGGCTATAACCACGCTGAACTGACCACATGGCAGCGATTCGTTGCTTACTGGAACTCGAATCCAGGTTTGAACACCTTGGTGACAATCGCTAGCGCAGTCATTGCTGTGATCAGTCTGGGAGTTGCCATTCAGGCATTGTCGAATTCTTCAGTGCAGGCACCGCCTCCAGCATTGCCCTACAAGGTTGTCGTCAAATGAGGTCAGGCCGCCCTCGCCGGGGAGGCGTTATCGTTGAATAGGGGAAGGCGCTGGCGGGCAGCGCGGGTCAGGCGTTGGCGAGCAACAGCAGGCCGGTGTCGTCCGGGTCGTCGCCGAGCATCAGGTCAGGGGCACGTAGCTCGCGGCCAATGCGGAACTGGTCGAGTCTTCGCGCCACAAAATCAGAAACAACGATTTCGTGGCGCGGCGCACTGAGGAAGTGGCGGGCCGCTTCAGGCCCTAATTCATGGATGCGGTGGATCAGCAGGGTCATTGCCTCGCCGTTTTCCTCGACCTGGGCCCATTCCATGATTTCGGCCAGGGCCTGGCGGGTGCCCGGGCGGGCTTTCATGCGCAGGTCTTCTTCCTGCAGGCGCTCGGCCTTGGCCCTGCGCTTCTCGTCACGCTGCTGCTGCGTCAGAGCCATCATTGTCTCCATTGCGCACGAAGGTGGCGCCCGGCCCGATGTCGAGCAGGTCGCACACCCGGTTGATGATCTTGAGCGCTGCGTCGAACACCTTGGCGTCGTCGGGCTCGCGGGCCAGGCGCTTCATGTTCGGCTGATGCTCCAGGCAAACCTTGTCGACCAGGCGCCGGGCCAGCCTGCGCAGGTGGTCGGCGCTGTCGTGCTCGCGCAGGCTCAAGGCGAAGGCCAGGGCCACATCGTCAGGCCGGTACTGGCCGCCGCTGCGGGTGTTGTACAGCTTCTTGACTGGCCGATTCATCCAGGCCGGAAGGGTGACGACTCCAGAGGGTGCTTTCTGCATGTCTTTGCTCCGTTAGGCCGCTGGGCGGCAGGTGGAACTGTTCTTGCCGCCGGCGCTGGCGGACCAGGTTGTTGATGCGCTTCATGTGCCGCGTGCCGTGTCTATCTGGTCGGCTATCTCGACCAGCTGCTGGGTCAAGTTCTCGATTGTGGAGGCGCCTCGCACTCGCTCGGCGCGGCTCCACTGGCAGCTACGGTTGAAGAGCAGCCGCAGATGATGCTCCAGCTCCTTCTGGCGTCGAACCAAGTCGGGAATGATTGAGATGGCCATCGCTATCCACCTGCCAGGTGGGGGAGCGGGGCGAACGGGATGTCGTCGTCGAAGCTTTCGGGGTCCGGCCCATACCCTGCTTGCTGGTTCTGTTGCTGCTGTTGGTACTGCTGGCGCTGCGGCTGCTGACGTTGTTGCTGTCGTTGCTGTCGTTGCTGCTGTTGCTGCTGTTGCTGCTGGCCGCCGCCTTGGTTGTCAGGCCGCCCCCCGAGCAACTGCAGGGTGCCGTTGATGTCGACGTGCACCTCTGTGGCGTACCGCTTGATGCCATCCTTCTCCCATTCGCGGGTTTTCAGCTTGCCCTCGATGTAGCACTGCGACCCCTTGCGCAGGTACTCGCCGGCGATCTCCGCGACCTTGCCGAACAGCACCACGCGATGCCATTCGGTCTTCTCGACCTTCTGCCCGGTCTGCTTGTCGGTCCAGGCTTCGCTGGTGGCCAGGCTCAGATTGGTGACCGCGTTGCCGTTGGGCAGGTAGCGGACCTCAGGGTCCTGGCCGCAGGTGCCGACCAGGATGACTTTGTTGACGCCTCTCATGCTGCTTTGCTCCTCAGCTGTTGCTCGAAGCCGTCGACCAACAGCTTGAATTCCCAAAGGTCCTGCTCAAGCTGTTCGATGTAGTCGTCATCGCGCTTGAACTCACGCCACCAGAGCTGGCGGCCTACCGGCTTGAGCAGGGGGCAGTACATCCCGATGTGCCACCATTTCCGGCCAGTGATCCACATGCAGCCCTGCACCTGGTCGATGACATCACTGGCGTCGTTGTCGATGTGGAAGGCGCGGAGCTTGTCTGGGGCCAGGAAGCACTTGTACTCGCTGCCGCCGTCTTCGCCGATGAAGCCGTCCGCGCTGGCGCCGAACGAGCCGTCGTCTGTTTTGACCAGACCGACCTGCGTGACGATCAGGCCTGTCTGGATTTCGTGCTCCATCCGCGCCTCCGGCTCCAGTTCATGGCCGCGGCGCATCTGCCAGGTCTCGAACCCTCCGTCGAGCGGGGCGCCGCCGATGCGTTCGACGGCCAGCTCGAAGGCGTAGGTGAGGGCGGCATTCGATGGCTCGCCCACCTTTTCGCCATCCAGCGCCCTCTGAACAACCTCCGCCTTCGGCCCGGCCTTGTATCCGGCAGTATCGCGCGCCGTGGCTTCACTGTGCCCCGCCAGAATGGCGTCGACGTAGGTTCGCTGCTGCGCGGTCAGCCCATTCACTTTCGAGCGGGCGGTGCTGAACATGCTGGCGGTGATCACTCCAGCGCGGGCCTGCAGCCACTCGGGCGAGCCTTGGGTGCAATTGACGATAATCATGGGGTGGCCTCCAGTACTGTTTTCCGCTTGGTCACGGCGATCTTCACCGCGTCGTATCCGGCTTTGTCGCCGCTGGCCTGCATGACCTTAACGGATGCCTGCCATACATCCTTGAGCTCGTCGGGGGTTGCGGCTGCCTCGACCTGGGCCAGGATGTCGCCCAGCGCCTGGGCCCGCATTTCCGCCGTATCGGAGCCATCCGACGATTGCGCGTCGTCGTCCCTGACGTCGCCGGTTGTGATGTTCAGCAAGGCGCACATCACGTACCGCTTGCCGTAGGTGGTGGACGAGCCGACGGCTTGAACATCGTTCCGGCCTTTGCTGATGTCGGCCGGCAGGGTCATGGTTGTCTGCTCGCGGTGGCCGTCGCGGTGCATCAGGATGCCGGTGACACTGATCGACTTGTCCTGGTTCTCCACCTTGAAGGTGATCGCGAAGCCGTGCCGCTGCATGATCGGCTTGACCACCCGGGTGATGTCGTCGAGCGTGGCGTAGGCGTTGCCGGTGTGCAGATTCACCGCCGCTTCGAACACGGTCGGGATCTCGCATTGCATCTGCGCCATGCCGGCGTTGAAGGCGGCTTCTGCTGTCTTGGCCTGCATGCGCTCATGCATGGCCAGGAGCCGCTCCATCTTCTCGATGTCGCAGGTTGGGTCGGCGGCTGCTCGGCTGATCACCGCCAGGATGCTGTTGTCGACGGGGCCGGGCGCAGCCACTGCCTGGCGACGCTGTTCGGGCACAATGATTGCGCTGGTCATGGTCTGTGCCTCAGTAAGTGATGGCGATGTTGGGGATCTTGCGCTGGGCAATCAGGGTGATTGCCTGCTTGGCGCATTCCTCGGTCATGCCGCCGGCGACGAAGGCCTCCAGGGCGGCGCGGTTGATGCTGGCCCGGTGCGCCTTGTCGCGCTCGCGGGCCTCTTGCTGCCGGAGGATTTCGGCTGCTGCTGCATCGGCGCGGCGACGTTCTTCCTGGCGCGCCTGCTCGGCTGCCTCCTCTTGCCGTCGAGCGGCGTCCTGGCGCTCCTGCTCCATTCGCTGCTCGGCCGCAACGCGGTCGGCCTCGGCCTGAATCCGGGCGCGCTCGGCTTGTTCGGCTTGCAGCTTGAGTTGCAGGCGCTGGTTCTCGGCTTCGCGCTCTTGGGCGGCGGCCTGGTCGAGCAGTTCCTGCTCGCGGCGAGCCGCGGCTTCACGTGCTGCCTGCTGCTCCTGGGCCACGCGCTGGCGCTCCGCTTCGACGGCGGCCTCCTGTGCCAGACGGATGCGGTCTTGCTCGGCGCGCTCTTCTGCTTCCCGGCGCAGGCGGGCCAGTTCGGCCTGTTCGGCGTCGTACTTCTGGCGGGCGACCAAGGCGGCCTGCACTGCATTCAGCGAAGCCTCTTTGGTCCGACCTGCCTCAGCCTCGAATTCCTCCCACGTTTCGCCCAACTGGAACGCGGAGAGCTCGCTGAGGCGAGCCTGCAGCTGCTCGGCATCCAAGGTGCCCAGCTCGGCGGCCAGGTCCTTCATACGGTTGATTGCGTCGTTGTGGCGGTCGATCCGAGCATCCTCAGCAGCCTCCCACTCGGTGAGCGGCCGGCGCGTCTCGTCCCGTAGCGCGTCCATTTTGGTCACGAACTCGCGCAGCTCGGCCTCGACCACCTTCGGCATTTCCTTGAGTCGGCGCAGATAGTCGCGGCCAGGCTTCTCGACGGCGGTCTTCGACTTGCTGACCTTGGCGGCCAGGCTGGCGATGCGCTCGCGGCCCTTGCGGGTGGTCAGATCGGGCACTTCGCCTTCGATCTCGCCCTTTACCAGGTCGATGAATTGCTGCAGGCCGCCGGCCACATAGATGGCCGGGGCGTTCGCCTCGCTGATCTCTTCGATCGCGATCAGTTTCTGTTCTGCGGACATTGGAAAACCTCGCGCCAGGCCGGCGCCGTCAGTTGAATTGGGGAAATGCCAGGTCACCCGGATTGGAGGTGCCACCAGGCCCTGGCTGCGGTGGATGGTTGCGCGCTCTCACCGCTTACGCTCCGGGTCGGTCCGGTTATCCCCTAAGGGCCCGCCGGGCTCGGGTGTGTATTCAGGAAGTGATGCTGCCGGCCAGTGCGCTGGCGAGCATGAAGAAGGTGCAGGCGAAGAGCATCGAGAAGGAGCCGCGCCAGATGACTACGCGGCGGGCGCGCTGGTAGGTGGTCATGACGAAGGCCTCAGATGCTTTCGCACAAGCTCGTGCAGAGCCTTGCCGTCCCGGCTGATCGGCTGGCCGCGTAACTGCCACTTTCGCGTGCTCGGCCAGCAGTCGATAATCTTGTTTCCGGGAAGCTTGAGTACGACGTGATAGCCGTCATTGTGCTTCGAGTGCTGAACCCCGGTGTTGCTCAGCCAGGCTTCGAAGCGGGCCATGTTTTCCAGCTTGCGCGCTTTCTTGTCGACTGATTCACTGCCACCGCAGGCGCGGCAGGTCCTGGTGTAGCCAATATCCTCTCCTATGTACTCGCAGCACATGGCGCAGTGGCTACCGTCGGCGATGCTGTCTTCGTAGAAGCTCACGCCCGAACCTCGTAGCCGACCGTCCACTCCCCGCAGATGCAGGCGCGGCACTTCCAGGCCTGCGGGTTCTCGATGCTGGCCAGCGCCGCTTCATTCACCGCGGCGGCGAATGTCGGCCCCTTGAACAGCATCAGCACCCGGTCGGCCGGCATGGCCTGAGCCTCTGGCAGCTCCGCGATCTGCTCGTCGATGAGCGTTCGAACGATTGGTGTAGTCATGCTGCCTCCTTGCGCCGTTCGGCAATACGCCGGATGCGCTCGCAGTAGTGTTTGAACTCGTTGGAGTCGATGGCCAAGAGAGAGAAGTAGGCGACCACCATGGTCTCGGCCTTGGCATCCTCCACCGGGCCCGAGCCCGGCAGAAGCATCGTTTCGATTGCGGCCTCGATGGCGCTGACTGCCAAGCTGTGAGGGCTCATTGCGCCTCCTCGGCCTGGGCCAGCACTCCTTCTTTGGCGAAGGGGGTGAGCAGCTGGCGGGCGATCTCTTCCAGCGCCGACTCAGGGTTGGCCACGCTTAGGATCTCGTCGGCTGCCGCTGCTGCATCGCTGGTCACTTTGCAGCGCGCCGCCAGGACCAGGCGACCCAATACAGAGTTGCTGATGCCGTTCAGGCCCAATTGGCCCATAACGAACTCATCCACCGCCTGGGCGAAGCGCTCATAGGTGACGCCCTGCTTCGGGCGCATCCGGCGCTGGAACACCACATCTCGGCGCGCCATCAGTTCAGCGATGCCGTCGTCGATCCAAGTGGATTCCGCGTCGGCTACTTCGCTCACCGCCGGCGGCATCCGGTTGTCGTACTCAAACTGTGCTGCTCGAAGTGCGCCCATGGTCGCCTCCAG